GTAGAGATAAACCACAAAACCGAATAAATGGAAGTACCTATAGTTTTTTAATGGGAGGAAGTTCAAGTGGCAAACGAGTAACGGAAAGAACAGCTATGCAGATGACAGCAGTTTATAGTTGTGTACGTATCTTATCAGAAACTTTGGCAAGTTTACCATTGCATATTTACGAAGTCACAGAAAGTAATTCTAAAAAAGCTATTAACCATCCATTGTATAACTTATTGCATGATGAACCAAATACTGAGATGACAAGTTTCATATTTAGAGAAACGCTCATGACGCATTTATTATTATGGGGGAATGCTTATGCTCAGATAATTCGTAATGGAAAGGGAGAAGTGTTAGGACTTTATCCACTCATGCCTGACCGAATGAAAATTGATCGTGATGAACGGGGGAAGTTGTATTATGAATATTTAGTGAGTGATAGTGATGCGAATACAAAAGAAAGAGGGATTGTTCGTCTTGATCCATCTGATATACTCCACATTCCAGGATTAGGTTTTGATGGTTTAGTTGGGTATAGTCCAATTGCGATGGCTAAGAATGCGATTGGTATGGCAATTGCAACTGAAGAATATGGTGCGGCTTTCTTTGCGAATGGTGCAACACCAAGTGGAATACTAGAACATCCCGGTGTAGTGAAGAATCCGGAAGCAATGCGTGAGAGTTGGGCGAAAGGTTTCTCAGGAAGTAATAGTCATAAAGTTGCTATTTTAGAAGAAGGAATGAAATACACTCCAATTTCTATTGCACCAAATGAAGCTCAGTTTCTTGAAACAAGGAAGTTTCAATTAAATGAAATAGCACGAATATTTCGAGTGCCACCTCATATGGTTGGTGACTTAGAGAAGTCTAGTTTTTCTAATATCGAGCAACAGTCACTTGAGTTTGTTAAATATACCTTAGATCCATGGGTAACTCGTTTTGAACAAGCCATGACTAGAAGATTATTAACAGCAGATGAAAAGAAAAAATTTTACATCAAATTTAATGTGGATGGATTGCTGAGAGGAGATTATCAAAGTCGAATGAACGGATATGCAACTGCAAGACAAAATGGTTGGATGAGTGCAAATGATATTCGAACATTAGAAAATCTTGATTTAATTTCTGATGAGGATGGAGGGAATCTTTATCTTATCAATGGGAATATGCTTCCACTGAAAAATGCTGGAGCATTTGCAAAATCGAAAGAAACGGAGGAAGGAATAAATGAAGAAATTTTGGAATTGGAAAATCATTCAAAATAATAAAGATGAACCGAATGAAGCTGTACTTTATTTAAATGGTACGATTGCTGAGGAATCATGGTTTGATGATGATGTGACACCTAAAATTTTTAAAGAAGAATTAGAAAACCATCAAGGAGATATTTCCGTTTGGATAAATTCACCTGGGGGAGATTGTATTGCAGCAGCACAAATTTATAATCTTTTGATAGAACATAAAGGAAATGTAACTGTTAAAATTGATGGAATTGCAGCGAGTGCTGCAAGTGTGATTGCAATGGCAGGAACAACGGTGAAGATGAGTCCAGTTGCTATGCTGATGATTCATAATCCAATGACGATTGCTTATGGAAATACATCAGAAATGGAAAAAGCAATAGAGATGTTACAGGAAGTTAAGGAATCCATTATTAATGCTTACGAACTGAAAACAGGATTGTCACGTAATAAACTTTCTAAGTTAATGGACAATGAAACTTGGATGGATGCACGAAAAGCTGTCGAGTTAGGATTTGCTGATGAGATGATGGAACGAAATGCTAAGAATCTTGAACCTCCTTCTGTATCTATGATGTATTCAGAAACAGTGCTTACTAATTCATTAATGGATAAATTAAAAAAAACATGGCAACCGCCACAAATAACAAAAAATAAAGTCTCAGCCGACTCCTTAATGGAACGGCTATTTTTATTGGAAAAATAGGGGGGAAAAACAATGACAAAATTACAAGAATTAATTGAAAAACGTGCAAAAGCATGGGAAGGTGCTAAAGCCTTCGTGGAAAGTAAGAAGGACAAAGACGGTCTATTAAGTGATGAAGATGTGAAAACTTATCATGAGATGGAGAGTAAGATTCAACAATTTACAGATGAAATTGATCGTACTACTAGAATGGATGCAATAGAGCGTGAATTATCGAAACCAGTTAATACTCCATTAACAGCTAAGCCAATGGGAGATATGAAGGAAAGTGAAGTAAAACCTTCCTCTGTTTATAAAGAAGCTATGCTAAAAGCATTACGTTCTAACTTCAGACAAATCGATAATGTATTACAGGAAAAAGTGGATGCAGATGGTGGATATCTTGTACCTGAAGAGTATGACAATCGTTTAATTCAAACTTTAAATGGCGAAAATATTATGCGAAGTTTAGCGAATATTATTACAACTAGTGGAGACCACAAAATTAATATTGCAGCAACGAACCCAGCTGCAGCATGGATTGAAGAAGGTGGTCAGTGAACAGTTGGGGAAGCTACTTTTAAACAAGTGTTATTAGACGCACATAAACTTCATGTGGCCATCAAAGTTACTGAAGAACTACTTTACGATAGTGCTTTTAATTTAGAGGATTATATTTTAGAACAATTTGGTAAAGCATTAGCGAATGCAGAAGAAGATGCTTTCTTAAATGGTGATGGAACGGGAAAACCAACTGGTATTTTCCACGAAACAAATGGGGGTACTCATTTAACCGAAGTAACCGCATTTAAGTCTGATGACATTATCAACCTGATTCATGCCTTGAAGCGTCCTTATCGAAAAAATGCTGCTTTTATTATGAACGATAAATTGATTGCAACTATTCGTAAATTAAAAGATGGAAATGGGGCTTATATGTGGCAACCATCTTACCAAGTAGGTGAGCCAGACACCTTACTTGGTTATTCTGTTTATACTTCAGCTTTTGCTCCTGAAGGAAAGATTGCCTTTGGAGATTTCAGCTATTACAACATTGGTGATAGAGGAACACGTTCATTTAAACAATTAACTGAGTTATTTGCTGGTAATGGAATGATTGGTTTTGTTGCAAAAGAACGAGTGGATGGAAAACTAATTTTACCTGAAGCTGTTCAGATTTTACCTGTTAAAGGTTAATGAAAGGGAGGGAAAAAGATGGTTAGTTTAGAAGAAGTGAAACAATACTTGCGAGTTGACAGCTCTGATGACGACCATCTTTTGTCAACTCTCATTCAAACAAGTACTACTCTTTGTTGGCAAGTAGCAAGATTAAAGGATGAAGCTGAACTTCAAGAATATGAAGAGATTGCTCGTGTAGCTATTTTATTCTCAGTTGCTTATTTATATGAACACAGAGAAGACGCTAATATGAATGATTTAACAGTAACCTTACGGTCGTTATTATTCGGAATTCGAAAGGGAGGATTTTAATGTCTGTTAGTGATTTTAATGTCTGTTAGTGATTTTAATGTCAGAATTAGTTTACTTACTCCTAAAATTGAGGTGGACGATATTGGAAATCGTAGAAATAAGTGGGATAAATTTTACGAATGTTATGCTTCAGTTAGTGAAATTAAGCCAAATGAAAAAGAAGGTCGTGCTGTTGTTTATGATGATACGCAATTGAGTTTTACTATTCGATATTCTAAGGAAGTTTCTTACTTAGAGAGTACAAAACTTCGTGTTATTTTCCAAAACAGGAAGTATGAAGTTATCGGTATAGATTATATGCACTATCAAAATAAACTGATTAAAATCCATACAAAGAGGGTGGAAAAATGGTCCAAGTAGATAAATTGGGAGATGCTATAGGTGAACAATTAATTGAATATGCAAATCATACATCTGAAGAAATTAAGAAAATTGTGTTAGATGTTGCAGATGATGTGAAAAAGGATATTCAAGCTACTGCTCCAATCAGAAAAGGAAAATATGCAAAAAGTTGGAGAGTAAAAAAGGTAAAAGAAAATAGTAATAGTATAAATGTTGTAGTTCATTCTGAGAAGCATTACCAACTGACACATTTATTAGAATTTGGACACGCATTGAGAAATGGTGGACGTTCAAAAGCCATTCCTCATATTGCTCCAGCAGAACAACGTGGAATTGAGAATTTTGAAAAGAGAGTCATGGAGGGATTAGATGGATAGATTGTTATCACTATTACAGGAATTTAATTTCCCTTATGCCTATCATCATTTTGCAGAAGGCGAAAGTCCTGAACCTCCATTTTTGATTTATCTTATTCCAAAGAACCATCATTTTTCAGCAGATGGGAAAATTTATCATAAAACTATGTTAGTTAGATTGGAACTGTATAGTGATAAAAAGGACATAGAAAATGAATCAACGATGGAAAATGTTCTTGAAAGAAATGATATTTATTATCAAAAATCTTCTTTGTGGATTGAGAGTGAATCTCTTTACGAAACAATTTATGAATTTGAAATGGAGGAAGAATAATGGAAAACAAAGTTAAATTTAATTTGTCACATGTTTATTATGCT